ATGTCAAAATATAGTGACGAATTTAAACTGAAAATCATTAAAGAATATGTAGATGGATACCTGGGGTATCAATTACTCGCTAAAAAATATAACATCCCTGATACAAAAATCATTCGAAGGTGGGTACGCGCATTTCAAGCGTTTGGCGTAGATGGGATTAAAAGAAAACGTAAAAAGGCAACTTACTCTGTTTCATTTAAACTCGATGTATTACACTATATGGAACGGACTGGCGCCTCGTTCCAAGATACAGCGATTGAATTTGGGTTAACTAACCCACCTTTAATTTCTAATTGGAAAAAGAAGTATAGAGAAAAAGGCGTGGAAGGTCTGAATCAGCCGAAAGGACGACCTCCCATGACGAAAAAGAAAAAACAACTAGTAAAGAAAGAAGAATCACGCGAAAAACAATTAGAAACGGAGATCGAAGAGCTTCGTTTGGAGGTTGCTTATTTAAAAAAGTTGAACGCTTTTCGGGAGAACCCGGACACCTTCCTCGAAAAGCACAAGCAGCGCTGGCATTCGAACTCAAAGAAGAAGGATTCCCATTAAAAAGCGTATTGGCCAAGGTCGGTATACCATCAGCAACTTATCACTATCATATGAACCAATTCAAGAAATCCGACCCAGATCAAAAGTGGAAAGCACTGATTCGTGAACTTTTTCAAGAGCATAAAGGAAGGTATGGCTATCGTCGCATTCATTCAGAATTAAGAAAGAGAGGATACGTCATCAATCATAAAAAAGTTCAGAGGCTTATGAAAGCATTAGGGTTGATGTGTGCAAAGTTTACACGTAAGTCACGGTATCGCTCCTATAAAGGGACGGTCGGGAAGGTAGCCAAAAACCGCTTAAATCGCCGATTTAAGACAAGTATTCGTCTCCAAAAAGTAGTGACGGACGTCACTGAGTTTAAATGTACCGAAGGTCAAAAACTGTATTTCAGTCCGATTATGGACTTGTATAATGGGGAAATCCTTTCGTTTGGGCTAACGAAAAAACCAACGCTCGATTTAGTTTTAAAACCACTTGACCAGGTCATTACGATTATGAAAAAAGATGCTCGATACCGAACAACCATCCACTCGGATCAAGGGTGGCATTATCAACATCAACGATGGGTAAGCACGTTGAAAGAAAACAAGATTTATCAAAGTATGTCTCGTAAAGCGACGTGTGCAGACAATGCGGCTATGGAGAACTTTTTCGGCATCATGAAACAGGAAATGTACTATGGTGAAGTTCTTGTGGACTTTGAGATCTTAAAACAACGAATCAAAGCGTATGTCGAATATTACAATACAAAGCGAATAAAACAAAAATTGGCTGGACTAAGCCCGGTACAATACCGAACTCAGTTTAGCCAATTAACTGCATAAATGAAACTCTAACTATTGGGGGTCACTACCCGTAGCGGGGCTTTTTTTATTTTGAAAGAATGTTTAACAGTTGGTTGTTTTGTCCCGCTGTACCTCGATAATTTTTAATCCCATGCTGTGCCGCCAAATGAGCTCGATTGTTATAAGAGCTATCCATCTTTGCACGGTTCATCCAACTGACAATCCCCTCTCCCGCTCTTACAGCAGGCTTAGAAGGTGCTTTGGTAGAACTACCATTAATAATGGCTTGTACCGCATCATAACGACTACCCAAGGACTTTCTACGGGTATCACCATTGCCATGTAATCCAGCAAGAACTTCGTTAGCTAGTTGCTGATCTGTTTTGCGTGTTGGTGCCGGCGCTACTACACCGTCAAACGCTACATACTTGCTATTAGCGGTAATATACAAGCCGGAAATTAATTGATACATCTTAGATCCATTGACCGTTAATTCACGGGATACGGTAAACGCCTCACCCTTTTTAACAGTAAATGCTCTTGCCGACCAGTCCGGCTTGTCATAAACCCATAGATCCTCTGCAAGTACACGCAATAAAGATTTTCCAACATCGTCAGATTTAGGCTCCGACGGCTTACTAGGGGTTGGTGCGCTTCCACCGGTCGAAGGAACAGCGACACCGTAGTGAGCACAAATCCCACGTAGTAGTGCGTTAGAATAGGCCACGTCAAATGCAGGCGTAAGCATCCACGTTCTGGCTGTTGGATTCGTGAAAAAGTCTGCTTCAGTAAGAATTGAAAGCATATGCTGATAAGATGCACGAAGCACACCGAAATTAGCCCGTTTAACGCCACGGTTCGGTTGTTTAAATTCAGCCACCATTGCAGTTTGAACGGTTTGAGCAATAGACAAAGAAGCTTGGCTGTTAGTATGAATGAACGTTTCTGTTCCTCTTACGGAAGGATCTGCATGTGCATTGGTGTGAATAGATAAGAATAAATCTGCATTAGCATTTACTGCGTTTTGACCTCGTTGCGATAAACTTAAATCGACAGCACTGTCTAGATTACATGAATACATGGTCCGGAAACCCGCTGCCTTTAATTTAGCTGCTAATAACCTAGCTACTCGTCGATTACTTGCATATTCATAAAAGACAGGGTTACTTCCCGCCCTTTTACCTGGCGTGTTCTTCGCGTGCCCTGGATCAATACAAATTAATTTACTCATTATTACTTATCCCCTTTCGTAGTACCTTCTCGTTTTTTGAATGCCAACTCAAATAGACCTGTCGCAGACAAACCAGCAAAACCACCAGCCCATAGACGTAGAATTAAATCAAACTCAGTAAACGGAAACGCTGCTGCACCGATTAATAACCCAATCACTAGGGCAATTAAGGGAATGAGGTTCACAGGCACTTTCGCTGTTTTTTTAACCAACTCAACCAACGCTAGGATAATAGGTGCCAACGCAGTCGCAAAAATAACCACTTCTTGCATATCGTTCATCATGTTCACTCCTTTTCATAATAAAAGCCCTACCGATTCTCACGGAAAGGCTTATTTAAGTCTTTCTGTATCTTTATCTGCATCTGCTCTCATAACCAACAGGCGATCCTTTAGAAATTTAGGAAACGGCACACCAATTTGATTAAGATTTTCAATAATAGACAAACCTTCGTTGGCCAAGTAAAAATAAATCGTTGCTGTAGCCAGGACACCGTTTAAATTCAAGATGAGGTCAATGATAATCGCTAAGATAATGACCATAAATACGCCCATTTTTCTCGCGTATCCGTACCACCCTTTGCGAGACCAGATCGTATTCATTCGGAATGCTTTAACAACGCCGGTGACTATATCGATCAACATTAAAATACATAAAAAATAGAGGTTCGCTTCATTTCCGAGCAAAAACGTTTTTGCCGGCTCAAGCGCCTCTAGGTTAAGAAATACTGAAATTTGATCCATAAACGATTAGTCCTGTTCTGGTGGACTTTCCCCTTCCCCCGGATCATTCAATTCTGATTCATCTTCTCCCGGATCTTCCTCTGTTGGCGGTCCCTCTTCAATCGGCGGCTCTTCCGGCTCTTGTTCAGGGGGATTCAGTTCATCCTCACGACCTAACATACTTGCTACTTGTTGACGACAATGTGCCGGCACCTCTAACAGATCCATTCGACCAAGATCGACCATTGTAAAATAGAAATTATTCATTTGCTTCCCCTCCAATTTGTTCTTTTAACTGGTTAAGCTCTTTTTCAAGATTGCTCAATTTTGTTTCTAATGTTCTGATTTTCCGCTGATCCTGACTTGAATTTGATAAGAGGAATGCCAGCGCATTGCCTAGCTCGTTGCTATCGACTAAGACCGTGGCAAGTGCTTGTCCTAGACCTTCCAAGTCATTTAATGACGTTCCCGCAGCAGTTCCCACATTTTCAAGATCAATTAAAAAAGGAAAGGTTTCCCCTTCCTTTGGCTTGGTATCTATACCTTGAAAATTTAGCAGTTCAATAAAAGCTTTTAATTGCTCCACCTTATTCACCTCCCAATATTCGAAGTGACTTAACTACTTCACCCATTAAAAGATTAATTGCTGATATATCAGAGGTGTTGTCTGTAGTTTGTTTAACAGTAGCGTCATGAGCTGATTTTAGGCTTGTTTGATATGTGACGGATGCTTTATCTACGTTGGTTGTAAACTTGTGCTTGTCTTGAACAAGGTATGTGACAGTGTACTCAGCTTCAGGATCATACTTATCAATGGGCAAGTTCGCATAGCCATATCCTAGTAATTCAATATTAGCTGTTGTTGGTCTTATCATATAAGACCACTCTCTGTCTAAATATCCATCTTTATAGACCGCTAACATTCTAGCTGCTCGATATTTAGTCTTACTCTCCCCATGTGCAATAGTATTAATCTGTATTAATTCACCGTTCTGAGAAACTTGCGGATTAGCTTTCTCTCGGACGATCACACCAGAATCAACTTCAAGTAAATTCTTTCCGCTATGCATATCGATGGAACCTTCGAAAGTGAGAGTATGCTCTAAGGATTTTGCAAGTTCGTATTGTAATTCAAATTCGTTATCTTTTAAATATTCCCTTACTTGATTGTTGCTTGGGAGACTTGTCCAACCAGTTTCAGTATTAGGTATTCGGATCCAAAACCCTGCACCACCTAGTACAAAAGATTTTTTAATATCTGCTGCTTCACCAGTATTCGACTTTTGCGGATATAAATAATTATTACTATCTATCAAAAAATGTTTACCGTTCTGAGAAAAGGGTTTGTTATCTCTTATTTCATCAGTATAGATCTCTACAAAACCTTCACTTCCCTCAAATCTATTTGCCTTAAAATTAAGTGTAGAACCATCTAATCTTAGACGTTTTAACCATTTCTGATGAACATAATCATTGTCTTTTTTATAAATAAGGTCACGAACTGTACCATCTAAACTTGATCCAAGTTTTGCTTGAGTGTATAAAAAGCCTTCATTTTGAGGTTCAAAGACCGAATGTTCACCAATTGTTAGTATCGGATTTTCAAAAACAAATTCTCCAGTTTCTTGACTTCCTACATCTTGAAAAACAATCAGTCGATAGGTATCCGGCCGCGTAACGAAAGTTTCTGTGCTATGAGATCCTGCATACATTAAATCTGTTAGAGCCAAATTATTATTAGCGGAATTTGAAAAAACGCGACCTCTCGCTCTTTCACTACCTGAATAACTAAAAGTATAAGTAGTATTAGGTAATGCAGGAATAATTACGCTTGTTGCATTGTTGGAAGGTGTAGAAGATAGTGTTTTAATTTTATATGGACCGTCTACTTTTGTACTTTCATGAAGTTCCCATTTATAAAAAGGTGGCAACAAGTTCTTCCCCTTTTTCGTGATAACAGGATTTTTAACGTGCTGTACACCGTCGATGTAAGGGTATTGAATTCCCAATTGTTTATTTGTCATTGATAACCCTTTAATATATTCATCATCAGTTATACTATAAATTGCAAAACCATCAACTTCCATTTCAGCACCTGAGTGTCTCGGTTCAATCGATATATGGTAATTTTTGTAGTCTTCATCAGGAACATTTACTAACAAAACTATTGGTTCGTATTCATTGCTTTGATTCCAAATTGATTTAGTGGCAAACGAATCAGTTCTAAAGTAACCAACTCCACCAAAACTCAATGTTCGACTGGAGCTTCCGCGAGCATCTATCCTTATTGCAAGTTTTGAACCTACAGGAAATCTTCTTAAAAAATCATTCTTTGAATACATTTTTGTGATTGAAAATATTGGTGTATCAGCTCTCAACCATTGAGAGTATTTACCGTACTTTCCGTTCTCTCTTACTTGGGCAACTCCAGCTGAAGCAATACCCTCCCTTCTAGTAAAAGTTTCTGATGTCTGCTGTCCATCAGTTGAAGGTTTTATTTTCCCGTCGCCTAACAAGTTAACCATCGTCCTCCCCTCAATCAATACATCTGCAACGCTCGATTGATCAGCTTCAACAATATTTTGACCATGTGTCAGTTTTGCCGTTTGTTGATCCTGAGAAGAAAGAACAGCCCTTATTTCTTCATCACGTTTCATTAGTTCATTTTGACGTTGATTAAACTCGTCCGCATGACCTGGTGTTGCTCCACTTTCATCGTTAGGTCCTTTAAACGGCGTCACCGGTGATAATTCTTTCATGTGGCTTCCTCCTTCCTTTTTTAATACATGTCATCGATTTCAAAAAGAAACTGCATGTCGCCGTCCTTCTTTTTATCAAACATGGTGCGAATCGCCGTTAGCTTCCCTGTCTCGTCCATCAATGCCATTTCGTTAATCGTTCGGCCCGCTAATTCGCTTTCGGATAGAGTAATTGCATAGCGAGTCGTTGCCGGCGCGATAAAAGTGGCACTTTCAATCGTTTTACGCGTCAATTGGTTCTTTAAAGATTGTTCCCGACCGGTTGGTTCAATTGGATTGCCTGCTGCATCCGTACCACCATCACCAAGCACAATATGTGTGTTCTTTGTAATACGAGAGCCATTTGCCCGCGCCCTAGCCATTTGTTCACGTGCATACACCGTTGTTTTTGTTGTACTCATTTTTACACTCCTTTAGATTGCGACCTGTTCTTTTGTCGCACTTAATTTGCGGGATCCGTCTAAGGGTACAGAGCCATCCAATACCCACCAGTCTTTTTTAATCGTAAGCGTCCCTTTACTAATAGTGGGCGTTCGTACGACCGATCGCATCGCAACACCCTGTTTGTGTAGTTGGACATTCTTTTTGTTAAATCCATTAAGAAACCAACTTCCGTCTAATTGTTGTACACCATCTAAATAAATGGGCAGCACATCAAAAAAGCCTACTCGACTTTGAAAGCGGACTTTATCTTCTTCTTTTTTCTCATTAAATGAACTATGTTTAGAGGTAAGTACAATCTTTTGATTCTCTTGTTTTTTGCTTCTAAATGGCACTTTCACACTTAAATGATGTCCAAATAATTGTTGGCCAACTTCCTTTTCAACAGCACCAGATAAGTTCCAGTAACCGTCTAAATTAAAACGGCCATTCAAAACAACCGGTCGATAACCAAAGAAACCAACCGCCGATCTAAAGACAGATTTCTCGGCAGAACCTTTTTGCTCGAATCCTTCAGCATGAGATCGCATGGTTAATCGCTTAGCAAAATCATTTTCGTTTATGTGCTTAGCGGTCAACGCTAATCGATGACCGAATAGCTGTCGCTTGAAACGATTATCATACCCGTCAAGACTAAAAGAACCATCTAAGCTGTAGACACCATCTAAATAGACTGGCAACATACCAAAAAAACCTATACGAGAGCGCAAGGTTTGCATGTGCTTATAATCGTTAATTATTTGTTGATTTATCGATGTACGCAATTTTGCACGCATCTTCTGGTCTATCGATTCCTCAACCTTAAATTTAAGCTGCAGCATGAATTGATAATACTCATGGATTTGTTTTTCGGAGTACCCGTCCAAGTTCCAAGACCCATCGAGTGGGTAGTTACCATCAAGAAACACTTGCTCTATATCATCCCAATAAGGCTGCGCCATACGTAAAAGGAGCCTTTGAGCATAATGATTGGTGCTATCAATCGACTCTTTAAACTCGCCAGTGAATGTGTACGCAAAGTGCGCGGGCTTCATTCGTTCCAGCTGTTGGATGATTTGGCGCTCGTACTGTAGATCATAAGCATTTACCCTAGCAGAAAAATGAGAGCGACCAGGTGTGGTTCTTACGATCGCCGATGGACTTTTTAAATACCGATTTATAGTACGCTCAAGCGTCCTGTAAGTGATGGAAGGAAAGTTGCTCATTTGCGTAATAATTCGCGCACGGCGAACGTTTATATCATCCGTTATATCACGATCGATGTTTAACAATCTTTCCCACCGCTCTAATGCCCAAGTTGCTGTGGGGATGAAATGTTGATCGGTTTGGTCAAAAATAATGTTATTGATTTGCTCTAACTCCGGTGCCTCCGCCCCAATAATCTCCTGCATTTCTCTTAGATCAGAGATAAAACGCGGTAAATAAGCTTTCATTTCCTCCTGTTTACTCATATAACCTCACCTGACCAATACGAGGGATTTCTATTTCATCCAACTGCAAATTGCTTTCCTCACCATCGATTGTGACCTCTGAGTAGTCGAAAATACTCGTCGATCGCTGTAAGATTTGATGAATGGCACTTATACGGATGGAGGCGTCTTCAAAAGCCAGGGTGCGAAATAATTCTCTTATGCCTTGCTGAAGTTCGTTTGTAGCTTCTTCTATGCTTCTTCCGCTTTCCAGCGAAACTCGAGCGCTAATGTCAATATCTCGCCAATCAGCACTTACAACGGTTACTCTGGCACCAATTGGCGCCTCTCCTTCCCCTTGACCCTCAATAGGATCAATAAACCGCTGAACGGCATCGATTAAGGCTTGTGTAGCAGGTTCAATATTCGAATCCGTAATGACAATCTTTACCGTACCTTCTCCTAATGCGAGCGGGAATATTTTTGATTTCCCAACTCCCTCTACGTCTTCCGCCCATGCTTTGTAATGTGCTTTATTGGCACTTACAGCCTCACGCCGTACACGCACCTGATAGCGTTCGAAAAGCTTTTGGTCGTCTTCCTCCTCGGCACCAGGTACGAGTAGATTTGTTAATTGAGCAACAGATAAACCGGGAATCGTTTCAAGTGGTTGTAAATCAATTTCCTTCATTGACGTTGCGTTTCCGATCTCGCCGGCTGTTTCCGCCTGCAATTGATTATTGCCTAACGAGGTAAAATAAAGGTTATGCGTTTCCAAAAAGAATCGAAATCCTGCCGGCACGTTGATATTAAATGCAGTTTGCCATACTGCTCTTGTTGCCGGTTGGCGCTCAATGCCTGACTCAGCCACTCGTTTATCTAAAAATTCACCCATTGCTGTATCCGCAAAGACCAAATCAAAACTGCTCTCTAGCCATACATAAGCTTGTGCTAACTCCGCAGCTGCAGGAGCAAGAGCATTATAAATAACGCTACCCTGCCTCTTATCAATGTTAGGTGGTACACGATCCAACATCCGTTCCATAATGGTCTCAAAATGTTGACCTTGCAACATCGATATTACATCGTTATAGCTTTTATTGGCCAAGCTCTCCATCGTTACCGATCACCTCCTGTACATCAAAAATCCCCTCTACGCATTCGACCGTAAAAGAGATAAAAAACGAATCCCCCCGTTTTTGAACAAACATGTTTGTAACTGCATCGATGCGCTCGTCATAAACAAGAGCTTCTTCGATCACTCGTGGGATTTCCATTTCTTTAAACGCATCGCTTGCAGACTCATCGATTAAAATGTCTCTTAACTCACTGCCTATATCATGATCGTAAACAGGGTAAGCATAACGTTCTGTTCGTAATGATAAAATGACGAATTGTTTAATTGCATCTAAGCCATCATATAACCGGAATATAAACATATTTATTACTCACCTCTTATCAAAACGGCAGATCATCATCTGAAATATCAATGTTGCCCTCGCTATCGTGAAAACTCTGATCGTACCCATAGCTTTGATTGCTTCCCCTATTAAACGGATCATCACTTGATTGTCCGTCGTGTTTTGCTTGGCTAGACTTAGGCTCTAAAAACTGTACCGATTCCGCAACGATTTCAGTTACAAAAACTCTTCTGCCCTCGTTGTTGTCATATGAACGGGTCTGCACTCGACCGTCTACACCGGCAAGGCTCCCTTTTTTCAAGAAATTCGCTACGTTTTCAGCTGGCTTTCTCCATACCACACAATTAATAAAATCAGCTTCCCTTTCCCCTTGTTGATTAGAGAAGGGACGATTGACTGCTAACGTAAAATTCGCTACTGCAACGCCATTTGGCGTAAATTTTAATTCAGGGTCGCGAGTTAAGCGACCGACTAATACAATACGATTTAGCATTACTATCTCCTTTGTTCTTTATGTTGATCCAAAGCCTCGGCAATCAATTCTTGATCCAGCAATGCGTCTCTTAGGATTGCTTTGGTCTTGGCCCTATTAACTGTAAGTTCAATATCTGCATAACTTAGACCTAGAAATTGCTCCGATTGTGAAGTTAACAAAGGATTATCCTTTAACAATTTCGATAAATACATCGCAACTTCTTCAACCGATGGATAATCAAAATCAAGTCGATTATGAAACCTGCGCCACACCGCAGCATCAATCTTGTTACCTAAATTTGTTGCGGCAAATAATAATACTTCATCATTTAAAGCATCTATATTTTGTAACAAAGAATTGACGACACGCCTCATTTCTTCATCAGCCCCACTTCCACCATGGGAATTCCTATCAGCTGCTATAGCGTCAAATTCATCAAGAAACAATATACACGGTTGTTTATTAGCAACATCAAAAACTTTTCGTAGATTTTGCGCTGTCCCCCCAAGTGATGAGTCAACTATTGAATCTAGTCTCACTAACAACAATGGTAAATTTAGTAGTTGCGCTATAAAATGGGCTGTTAATGTTTTTCCTGTTCCAGGTGGACCAAACATTAAGGTATTACTCGGCAATGGTATTTCTGCTTCCCAAAATTGTTCTTTTCTCAAAAATACGGCCACTATTTCATCAACTTGTAATTTTAAGCACTTGGAAAGTGTATAGTTAATTGTTTTTTGCTTTGAATCCTCCGGTACATAAAAATCATATTCATTACTTTCTTGAAGCCTCATAGCCGATTTACTGGATTTCATACGAGAATATCTTGCTAGTTTCTCTTTTATTCTGCTTGCCTTAGACTGATCGCCAACCTTTAAATATTTATCAGCAATCTTTTGTACGTCTACTGCAAATTGTTCGTAGTTATCACGACTAGCACTGTCTATCATTCTTAACAATTCAGGAACTGGGTTAACTACTGCTTTCATTCAACTCACCCTTTAAATCAGATCGGATCATCCGATCAAATTTTTTCATCCAGGCTAATGCTTCTATAGGGCTTGAAACAATGTCATCCTTACCATCAAACTTCACAGTGCATTGGTTGGAACATGGTAAATGAATAATTGTGCCCTCTTGACCATTAGCCATTGTGACAAGTTGGCTACCATTCAGTAGCGTTTCTACGTTCATCCGATCTTCCTCCGCTTTTCTAAGTCGTCCAATTCGTCCATGAAATTCTCATCTTTGTTTGAGTTAGCTAGTTTAGTCAGTGACTTTATTAGATCAATAGGCGTAATAGCTTTTTTGTAACACACTGGACCATAACCCCTACGCATGCTTTCCTTGGCTGTTAATTGTCCTTTGCAACGCTTGCAATGGGTGTGCATCACCTCTGCTTCAATAGCTGCCATTTTTGAGGCCCCTTTCTTGTTTGCGACGTTGACGCTCTGCTAATAGTGCTTTAAGTTCAGCTTGTCCATCGTCGTTAGAGTTTGAATTTGATTCAACGTCACTCGATTTTTGATCTTGTTCCTCGACCATCCATTTGGGCATATCCGCTACGCGTTGATTACGTTTGCCGGCATTGGGCGCTTTCTCCGCTTGCGCTTGTGCTCTCAACCTGTCGTAGTTTCGTTTTAAATCATCCGGCGACAATACTCTCGTTTTCCAAAAGGCGTTTTTTCGTGCAAAAACTATAGCTTCTTGGATATGTATTGCCTCCTTGCCATCGGCTAGCATTATATTAAAATCGCTAGCCCATTTTTGCAGGTCTGGCTTTGTAAAGTCGCTCTGATCTCGCACAATTTGGCGTAGTAATAAATCAGCCAGTTTATACTCATCTGATGACTCATCGTATGCAGCAGAGGGATGCTGGAAAGGAACGATCTTTTTGCTTTGTGCCTCCGCTATTGCTTTTTGCCGGTCAACTTCTCTTTGGTACTCACTGACAATATACTTTTGGCAATATCGGAAACTATTAATGCTAGTCCCTTTACGATTTTCAAAGCATTTAGCCAAAAAGAAGGCTGCTGCATCGTAAGGAACGTGCTCCAAAGTCTCTTGAATCGCTTGTATATCTGCCATACTGATTTGAATACCTTTTGCTCTTAGTTCAATGTAGCGATTTTCAAGACGCTCAAAATCAGAAAGGTGTTCGTCATTATTCACAGCATCAATTTTTTCTTGAATGGAATCTCCGTGAATAATAGTAGTATTAATTTCTTTTTCTTTTAATTTATTTTTATTTATTCTTTTATTTAATATAGAGCCACCTAAAAGTGAACGCACCGTTCTGTTTCGGATACTCAGCGTTCTCTTTTGGAAACACTTCGTTCTGTTTTGGAAACCCTCTTTTTCGTCTTGCGTTTCCATTTGAGAACGCTTCGTTCTGTTTTGTGTACGCTCCGTTCTGTTTTGAGAACGATGTTCAGGAGGGTTGTTCCATTTTTTCGAGTTTAAAACCCTGAATCTGTTCCCTCTTGGTTCAGTTTCCATGGAGATATAGCCCTCATTTTCAAGCGTTTTGCAATGCTTAGATATGGCTGATTTTGCATATCCTAGTTCTTCTCCGATTTCTTCATAACTTTTGGGGTTTCCGTAAAATACATTCCCCACTCTCTGCCCGGTTTCTTCATCTATTGTTTCGTCCGTTATATGGTCAATTAGCCACAAAAACGTCCAAATAGATGCTCCCATTCTTGTCCGATGGTCGGGTGTTAGAAGACCAGAGAAAACACGGAAGTATCGTACAGACATCTTACGTCCTCCTTTAATTGTTTTCTGTCTTCAAACGGCAGATTGCCGAATCTTTATCAAACTCAATTACTTCGTACTCATGATAGTTTTTTCGGAAGTAAGCAGCTGCGAACTTATAATATAAGTCCACAGGTTGCTCGCTCCCTTGTACAAAGCTCCTAAAGACATGAGGTATTGGCAATCTAATTTCCATCACTTGTTGTATCTACGCCATCTAAACGTTTTTTAAGATGGTCGCTTACCTTCTTAATCTCATCTAACGTCCAATGTTTTCGATCAGAAGTGATCTTCAAGTCAAACTGCACAATAGCTTCAAATTCATCAACTGCCATTCCTAGATCGTCCATTAAACTCTTTACCTCTTCCATCGCTTGAAGCCATTCCTTTTTCAACTTCTCTTTTTCCTCTTGGTCGATCACGTTATCTTGATTTTGTGGACGATTTTCTAAACGTTTCAAGTTTGGATCGTCATACTCGAAGCTATATTGCTTCGGCATTTCTTCTTCTGTGACTAATCCATTGATATTAAATTGACGCTTTAATACCAAGACCTCCGCCACTTTTTTAATCATCGCGCTTGGGTAGTTATCCCAAACATTATTTTTACCAGCAGCATTTTTATATTCGTTAAAATCAACTAAGGCTACTGCAGGTTCTCTTCCTTTTTTGCGGCAAATTGCCCACGCACCTGTAATAGCACCACGATCTGAACCGATTTCATGATGAATTTCTTTTGTCATAGGATTAAAGCTAAATTTATCCTTTTGACGTATCTCAAAACTGCTCAATTCTTCATAATCCGGGTCACTCTGCGCCACCTTAACGTAACCGTCTCGCGATGTCATGATGATAGGGTCAACACCTGTATAATCTACCTCGCCACTCGGCAGCCTCTTATAATCCCAATTACCGTTACTATCTTTAATTTTCTTTGCGCGCTTAATGAACCAAATCTCCTTTAAAAAGGGATCGAGTTGGTACCGTTGTGCCAAATGTATAAACATTTCTAGTTCGTCATTTGTAGCACCCTTTGCAACGGTATTACGAATAACCGCTATCTTTTCATCAGTAAACTGTAATAGGCTTGTTCCATTTGTTTTCGCCACTTCATTCTTTAGCTTTTCAGTTTCTTGTAAGTCTGTATCTTGCACATTTGTTTCTTCTATGTTCGCATCTTGTTCGGTCATTACTTACCTCCTGTATTGCAATATTTGGATTAATCGCATATACTGGATTTAACAATTTCGAGTATATGCATGAAGTCGAATCAGCCCGCCAGCTGGTTCGGCTTTTTTATTCTAGCTACCTCATGAAAAAGGTGTATTACATCACGCTCATTAATCTTTAAGCGACGTGCTACCCTTTCAACACCTACTGCCATACCTAAAATTCTGATATGATTCTCCAAGTAAAATAAATAATCATCAGATATGCGCTTATACGCATCTGTGTCTGAACTCCAATAATGCAATGACATTTCAAATACCTCCTATTCTATTTTCAAAGATCGGGTGCTGCTGCCGCAGAGGCTACGTTGGAGAGATAGAGCTTGTCCGAACGTATATAGGAGGGGTTACGTAGCCTCTGCGACAGCAGCCGTCATTTTGACTATTGCCGTCGTAAATTATTTAATGTAAGATTGATTTAGAAAATGTTTTAGTTTGCAACCGAAGCATGAACTGTTACAGCAGTTTGTGCTTCTTTTCTGTTTAATGGACTATTATCTTGTTGAAACTTATGCATTTTTATAAGCATTACATTTGCCAACTGTGCCACTATACGCCATTTAGCTTTACCGGCGGATGATTGGTCAAACGCATAATGTAGCTTTGCTCTTTGAGCCAATGCCTGGTTTATCTGACGCATTCCCATACCATCAAGCCTTACTTCATTCCCCTCGTTAAGAACCTTTACAAGAGTTATCCGAAACAATTTTTTATTACCGCCCTCTAGCTTTTCAATGTATCGCTCCATTGCTTCATAAACGACAGACATTTGAGCTTTGTTAAAATCAATTAATGGTTGTGTTGATAACGATTGTGTTGTCATAGAGTAGCAGCCCTTTCTGCAAAAAATTTACCGCGCTTGATTTCTTCATAATGCGATACGCTGTTAATTAAAATGCCATCGGTTAGTGCTTCTTGAATCCAACCTCTCCGCAACCTTTCGCGATCAAGCCCCCAAGCCATCCTCATGCTCTCAAGCAAGGATTCAGTCGCTTGCTTCATATCTAAAATTTCCTCTGCATTCATATAAAGCTCTTGCTCAAATCGTTCAGCTGCTATATCACCTGGTCTAATTTGAACCGACACATCTAGTAACCTCGTCACCGCTTCAATCGCCTGTGTTGCCTGCCGACGGAAATTAATCAGTTGAGCGAGAACATCTTCTTGTAACAACGGGTTTGTAGCTGGAAGATCTAAGCCCCATATGTGCCTTACTTTAGCCAACGCCGTGTAATCCTTTACGATTTCACACCACTGGATGGCTAGCTCCATCGTCACTTGCGCTGTACCATCTTCAATGCGTGTAAGCCTTGCAACCGTAATGCCCAACTCATCAGCCATGCGCTGTTTGGTGCGGTATTCGGGTTGACATGCCCTTTCTCTTGCGATTCGCAAAATATCCTTTATCTGTGATGCTTTATACAAACGCGTTTGGTGCAATGTGTTCGTCAATTCGTTCGCCTCCGCTTATTCAGTTTTCAAAGATACAATGATTGTAGATGCTCGTCCTTGTTTCTCCTGACAAGACCTGAATGCCGATCTTGCCTAAGTATGATTTAAGAACTTTTCTTGTTCGCTTCTTCTTCCCGTCGCTTCTTAAGTATTCGTGGAACCGATGTTTTCATGAAGAAACGATACAAGTTCATAACAGCTTCCTTTGACGGCTTGCTTGTATCTCGCTCTTCCAAAGGGGATCACCTCCTTTTCATTAAGGTATGTGAGTGGGATAGTGGGACTGACCAAGCAATTTAGGATAAAAATTCATTGTGCATTTTTCACACAATTATTTTCAAAAAAAATCGTCCACTTCAAATTGAATAAATTAGCCAATTTTTTTGCTACTTTAACACTTGGAACTAAACCTAATTCAATTTTTGTATAATAAGAACGGTCAATACCTATAATTTCAGCAACTTTAGCTTGAGTCAGGTTACTTTCCGTTCTCTTTTTAACTAAAATTTGATTAATCACTTAATCACCTCCAATCATTACTTAAGTCAAATTATAAAGTGCAATATTTGCACAGTAAAGTTTTTTTGTGTATTTTTTTCACAAAACTTTATAAAGATTTCTTTCTTCTTTATACTGAAGTCATGTGCATAATAATCACATCTCACATCCTATTAGAAAGTGGGTCTAGAAGCATGTATGGAAGAAGGCTTGCTTCCTTAAGAAAACAAAAAAAGTTGTCTCAAGAAGCTTTAACACAGATATTAGGAATTAATAGGTCAACATATGCTAGATATGAAACAGAAAAAACACAACCTGATTTTGACACACTTCAACAATTAGCTAACTTTTACGATGTAACCATTGACTACTTACTTGGGCGTACCGACAATCCTAACTCTGACATCTCCATCGCTCATGACGGTGGTCCACAATATGAAGATGAAGATGAAAGAGAATTTATTGAACAACAGTTGGAGCAATATCGAAAAATGAAGAAAAGGTTCCAGGAAGAAGTAAAGAGGGATAAGCGCGGATAAATAAGTTAAAAACATTATATTTTTACGGAGTTTTTTTGTTTTATACAAAAGCAAAAAATAATTATATATTTCATTGCAAAGCTTTTCAATAAATGAATCACGCTAACAAAATGTAAAAGTTATTTTACACGTTCACTGGTGCGTCATTGATTTTTAACAAGTTTAAATAATTATGATCTACCTTCACCAAATGAACCTTTTTGGAGAAAAGATCAATTAACTCAATCGTTTAAGTAAATAAATTACGCTGATAAAAGCGTATTTATTTTCTTCAACTTCTAGATCTATTTAACCAAAACCAATTACTTAAAAATATCAACTATATTCCATATTAATTGGGACAAAATGAAACAACTCATAAGTAAAATAAACTAAATTTGGAGGTCTGATTTCTATGTATAAAGATCGGTGGTATTATTCCACATGGCTCATAATGGTATTAGCTTTATTTTCAATTTTTATTGTCCCTGCTATAATCGCAATCATTTTACTGATTTTACAAGTTAAAAATCGTCGCAAAACTAGACAAGGATTAATGAACCTGAAAGTACACGAACAATTTGAAGTTGAACAACACTTGAATAATAAGTATCAAGAGCTTGAGTCCATTTCTTCGGACATTGAACAATTAAAATTAGAAAAAGAAGAATTAGTAAAACAACTTAGCGAAAATCAATATAATCTGTCGTTGACTCAGCAAGAACTCGAAAATACGGAACACACAAAAAAAGAAATAAAAGAGCAATCTTCTAAGATGCATGCTCTAATAGAAAGATTCAATAGTAAGTTGAAGGAATACAAAGAAGAACGCCACAATTATTTGAAAAAGAAAATGGAGTTTAACACCAATAAGACGGAATTTCAAATGCTTCAAGATCAGAAAGACGCTTTACAAGAACAAGTGGTTATATTGGAAGAAGAAGCCCTTTTACAATCTTTTGGTTTTTACGAGCCAAAATATAGTTTTGACACTTCAACTCAATTTAAAGAAGAACTTTCAGCAATTCGAAAACAGCAAAGAGAAATGGTGAAGAACAAGCTTGCAACAAATCAAATGACTGATTTTACATTCAACGGAAGCGTAAAAAAAGGCCAAGCATTTATGAATGAAAGTGCTAAAATGGCCATTAGAGCATTTAACGTAGAATGCGAAAATGCGATTTCAAAAGTCACACTTAGTAATATTCAATCAACCGAAAAGAGAATACATAAGTCTGCTGAATCTATTAAAAAGACTAACAGGCTCTGTGAGATTGAAATATCTCAGGAGTATATTAATTTAAAAATAGAAGAACTATATTTAGCGTTTGAATTTGAGCAGCAGAAGGAAGCTGAACGTGAAGAACAACGTATGATTAAAGAACAGATAAGAGAAGAAGCGAAAGCACAAAAAGAAATCCAAGCTGAGAGAGCCAAGATTGAAAAAGAAGAACAACACTTTAATATTAAAATTAGGAAGCTTCAAGAGAGGCTTGACAAAGAAGAAGCTCAAGAGCTCGTAGATCAAGAAGCGCTGAAAGAAAGAGAAGAACTACTTAAACAAATTAATTCACTTAATGACCAACTACAATCGGTTCAGAAAGATAAAGAGAATGTCTTTGTTAGAGAGAAAAATACTCGTGCAGGTTATGTATATATTATTTCAAACATCGGATCCTTTGGTGATAATATATATAAGATCGGTGTCACAAGAAGATTAGAACCATTTGATCGTGTGAAAGAATTAGGAAGTGCTTCTGTTCCCTTTAACTTCGATGTTCATGCTATGATTTTCAGTAATGATGCGCCTAGACTCGAAAAACAGTTGCATGATGCATTCGTATCTTATAGTGTAAACAAGATGAACACTCGCAAAGAATTTTTTAAAGTTTCGCTTAGTCAAATTGAAAAATTCGTTAATACGCACCATGATAAAACAGTTATTTTCACTAAAATCGCTGAAGCTGCAGAATACCGTCAAAGTTTAGCTCTTGAACAAACGGTTGAGCAATCAGTTTCATAATCAATTACGTTATTTATAAGTTTATACGGAACTTAGAGAAATTTAGCTAAGTTCCTTATTTCAACACAAATAACGAACATATATTCGCTTTTTTTAAAGGAGATCTTCATATGCGCTACACCACAGAGAGAGAAGTAACAATAAGCAACCGAATGAAATTATCGGGTATTCATAGCATTTCTGATCTTTCCATTGAAAACCTTTGTGCGCTTTATAAAATTGACATTAAGTTTCAAGCTAGATCAAGTTATTGTATATACGAAGATGATTACGCCGTTATTTTCATGGATAATAGGTTACCTTTTTATGAACAACGCAGAGTGTTCTTCCACGAGCTAGCGCATTATCTCTTTCATCATGGGAACCAAAGGCATATGCCAAAGTCTATGATGACATTGCAAGAGGAACAAGCGCGCTTTGTCTCTCGCTATATAGCGATGCCGCGTCATATTTTCTTACCTTTAGTTCATGAGCAAAGATCAATCCTAGACCTGCAAGAACTCTTTCAGCTTCCAGAACAGATGATTGTTGACCGCTGTCATTCGATGAAACGGGAGCGTACTCGTTCAATCATTCAAACAAGACTGGAGTATAATCAAGAATTAAATAAACGCAAAAGTTTGCAAGCCGAGAATATATATGATGGTACAAGAGAAATGCTACATCAGTTGGCATCAAAAGTCGGAGAGGAGTCTATTAGCTATGACGTTAGGCGTTTATTATGAAGAAAGAGACGGACAACTGCTACCGATATGGCTGTTATTACCTGTCCAGATGGAAGACGACTATGTGACGTACAATTTAATAGCGCCATTTGAAAGAATTGAAGATTTTCATGATTCCTTATCAGCTGTTACTGTAACGATGAGCACTCTTTCCAAAGGAATTTTCGACCCTTACGATATAACAATTCATGTTCCAACTGTTCAGAAAGAAATTCATTTAGCTGGTTATGACCCGGAACGCATAAATGAAGCAGATTATTTCATTTTACAAATGGCAGACGTTGAGGAAATACTTCAATTGGATGTTAAAAGGCTTTATCAAGGAGGATATCATCCATGAAAGCGGCGATTTATTTAAGAGTTTCAACTGAAGAACAAGCAAAAGAAGGCTTTTCCATTCGCGCTCAACGGGAGCGCTTGGATATGTTTGCCCGTTCACAAGATTGGGATGTAGTCGATTTTTACATAGATGAAGGTCGATCTGCCAAAGACACTGAACGCCCTGAACTGCAGCGTATGCTGGACGATATTGCACACAATCGGATTGAAGTTGTGCTTGTATATAAGCTCGACCGCTTAACGCGCTCTGTTATGGATCTATATCAGCTACTTGCTCAATTTGATAAATATGGCTGCATGTTTAAATCCGCTACTGAAGTCTTTGACACAACCACACCTACAGGGCGATTATTTATAACATTGGTTGCTGCTGTTGCCCAGTGGGAACGAGAGAACTTGGCTGACCGCGTTAAATTTGGTATGGAACAAATGGTCGAGGAAGGACGTTGGCCGGGTGGGCCTGCTCCCTTCGGCTATTCACTAGACAATCATTCAAAGCTCCAAATTGACCAAGAAGAATCAGCTCTGTATCGCTACATCTATGACCTTTACGAAAATTTCAAAGGCGACAATTCGATTTCGATTATTCTTAACCATGAGCTAAAAAAGAAAACGCGCTTGGGCAATACTTTTTCATCTAAAACCGTCCGCGATATTATTAAAAACCCGATTTCGTATGGAGCGCTTCAATGGGGCGGGAAGATTTATGAAGACTTTTGCGAAGGGATTATTACAAAGGAACGCTATGAAAGTATTATGGCTTTACGTGCCGCACGGAGTAATGTTCCTGCGAAGGCAGTCTCATCTACTTACATTTTCACTGGCACAATCAAATGTGGTAGATGTGGTGCACCGTTAAAGGGACGGATGAATAAGACAGCCAAGAATCGCTCATATGCCTATCTCGTTTGTACGAATCAGCGTGAAAAGAAATGTGATTTGCCAATGGTAAGTGAGTTAAATGTCGAAAAGCATTTCTTGACCGAGCTTCAGCTTTTGCTTACAAATCAGTATGACGCGGCAAATGAAATTGCTGCTACTCCAGATAAAGAAGAACAACACTTTCATCAAAAAGTTCAACAAATTAAGAAACAGCTGCATTCAATTAAGGAAAGAAAAAAGAAATGGCAGATGGCGTATGCAGATGATGTGATTTCATTAGAAGAACTGCGCGAGCACACAATTCAAGATCGAAGTCGCCAAGAGGAATTAGAAAATGATCTAGCCAATTTAGGAGAACAAGAAGCTTCACATTCCCCTTTCCAAATCGTAGACATTCTCACAAATTTCTTAGATAACTGGGATCAATTAACACCTATGGAAAAAAAGCAGGCTGTTATGCTATTATTAGATAAATTCGACGTGAACACGGAGAATGGAAAACGCGTATTGCATTCAAAAAGAAATCTTGAAATATCTAATTTTCAATTCAGATAA